CCATATAAGTCTGCGTTGCATCTAGTATTTCTTCTTTAAGAGACTTTACCACTTCAGCAGATGATGTAGCATCTGAGTATCCTGCAAGTTTCTTTGCGGTCACAATGTCTCCACCTGCTTCGTCAAACAGTACAGCCAATAGCTTTTGTTGCTTTTCTGTTAGTGCTCTTGTCATAGTTTTGATCTTCCAAATAATAATAGAACAAAGTTAAGTATACCTCTGCCCATTTCTGTAGGTGTTGGCAGTAACCATCCTAGTAACAATAGGATCATTACCCAAGGTGGTATGTTTTGAATGTTGAGTTTTTCAACCATACCTGTTTCTACTTCTTTTAAAACTTCTGTAGTTATTACGTCTCTACCTGCAGTAGTTTCTTCTGTTTGTTCTACAGACATTACTGCCTGTCTATTTTCTGCACCTATTTGTGCATTACTATTTACGGTTGGCCCACCTGATCCTCCTAGCAGACCTAGAGTACTCAAACCACATCCAGATAAAAATAGAACGAGCACTAACCATCGCATTACATCAACTCAAAGTGAGGGGCATCAATAAATGGTCTACGCCCTTGTGACCTACGTAAATCTACATATGCCATCATTGCATCTTCTGCTGATCCTTCATATGTACGAATATCACCTTCACTCCATGCTGCTCCCCACTTAATACTGCAACCTACTTCTTCTGCTGCCTGTTTAAATGCGTCACAAATATCGTCATACAAGTTTAGTTCCCACGATACATCTGGACCTACATAAGCTACCACGTCTACTGCGTGACTAAAGCCATCGTCCTGTAGTAAATGTTTACTTGCCATTGTTTGTGATCGTCCTGCAGCTACATTAGCTTTCTGTTCTTCTAAAGTACGTACACCTTGAGTAACTCCAAAGTCTACCTCTGTCAGTTGAATAGCTCGTTCAACTACTGCTGTCATGTCTGGATGTACTCCCTCAAGTCTATCCATTGATCGTTGGCTTAATCTAAAACTCATTATCTTCTTCTGCTCCTATTAAATCTGCTCATAGCTCTTGTACCTGCCTGTCTAAACCTACTCATTGGATTAGCTCTTGGTCTAGAGACTCTAGTAGATCTTCCTGTTGGTCTAGCTTGTGTAGGCGTTCTGTTAGATAGTAGCTCTTTTGTTTTTGCCCCTCTTTTTTTACGAAAAGAATCTGCTGCTATTTTTTGTACATTAGATAAATTAGGATTTATCTTTGCTTTACCTGTTGATCCTGCTCTTCTTCCACCTCTTTTAAGTTCTTCTTTTAATTTAGCTTCTCTTCCACTTCTTTTAACTGCTTCTTTTAATTTAGCTAATCTTGCTGCATTTGCAGCAGAACCTGCAGCATTGCTTGCATCTCTATAAGCTGATCTACTGCTAGTTCTTTTTCCTGTAGTAGGAGTTCTTTTTGGTGTACCAGTAGTCGGACCTTTTAATTTTCGTTTTATGGGAGTAGGTGCTCTTAACCCACGTCTTCCTGTAGTAGGAGTTCTTTTTGGTGTACCTGTAGTAGGCCCTTTTAATTTTCTTTTTATAGGACGTGGTGCAGGTACTCCCCCACCTGGATGATACTTTTTAGTTTTCTTTTGAGCCATTATCTCATATCCTTTTTCATTGCCATCTTATTGCCCATTGGTTTACCTGCCATATAAGCTGTTGCACCCATATATGCAGCTACAATACCTGTCTGTGCAATATAAAACAGCCCAAGCAAATCTGCAAGGGCATTAACTCGTGTATCTGACATTATAGGTGTAAACAAAAATACCGTAAAGATAATCATCATAGCCATAGCTACCCATGCCATCTTTTTTTGTGACTCTGCTTTTTCCTCACGTAGCTCTATTTCAAGCATACGTTCTTTCATTGCTACTTCAGCTTCTGTGATTTCACCATCACCGTCTATATCAAAATCTACTACCAACTATGATCTCCTGTAACGTCTGGAAGTTTCAGCAGCCCCTTTAGGCTGTTTCGAAAATTGTTTACCTGCTGCAGTATCTTTCCTTTTCTTGGCAGTGCTTGCTGCATATTGGGAACTAGACATTCCTTTGATTGCTGCTTCTGGCAAGTATCGTTCACCAGTAGCTTTTGGTCCTTGCGTAGAAGGTTTACCACTCTTAGTTCTCCACTTTTGTTTTGTCCACCTGTCAAGGCTTTGTTGTGATTTTGCTTTAGCCATTTACTAACCATGCTATAAATATAAGAGCACCTAGTCCTGAAGCTAACAACAAACCTGTAACAGTCCATGTAATAATTGCTTCTTGTATTTCAGCTTTACGATACTCTTGCTCTTTCTTTTGTTTACGTATTCTACCTTCTGTGGCTACAAGTTCATCCCATGCAGATGGACCCATACTGAAACTAATCCAATCTTTAAGTTCCTTACGCATGGCGTCAGCTTTTTTCTTAGCTGTAAATATTTCCAATGCTTCAGCTTCGACTGACTGTCCATTAAGAGCTTTCCACCAAGGGGGGTTTTTGTTTTTTTGTTCTGCATAAGATAGGTCACTCATAGCCCCTGCCCATTGGGTCAACTGTCCTGACATATCTTGCAGGTCTTTACCTACCTGAAAGCCCTTCTTGAGGGCATTAAATGCTACAGTAGCCCCACCGATTATTGTAACTGGGTCCATGTTAGCCTCTAAGTTTTGTAGCCACCGCCTTTGGCTTTATATTGTTTTGCAAGCATTTGGGCTTTACGTGCAGACCACTGACCTGCCTTGCCCCCTTTGGTTCCTGACTTAATGCGGTTAAACAAATTCCTACGCATACTAGGGTTAGTATAATTTCCTGCCGCATTTACTTTAGACTTTGTAGCCATATCTTAAAACTCTTTCTATATCGTATCGACCTATGCCTATGTCTCTTAGCTCTGAATCGGTCATGCTATATAATTGATCACGTGCAATTCTTCGTTTTGCAGATTCAATTCTAGCTTCAATTAGTCTGTTGAATATTCTTTTTAACATAATCTATCTCCTTTGTTAACGGTAACTTTTGCTACCAGAGATAGTTATATCATATATAGTTATAACATACTACAGATAAAAATGCAACCCCGATATGCATTTACCTGTTAGGATTGAAATATAGTCTTCCAGACATTGTAACATCAAATGTGCCACCGTCCTTTGAACATACAAGTTTATCACCTGCATGAAGATGCATACGTGCTGCATCTAAAACGTTTAATGCAGTATTACCTGCAACAGACTTTGCCTCTATAAAATTATGATACGTTGTATCGTCTGCGTGATAAAATTCTATAGTAATCTTTTGGTTTGATGTACCACCATTTGTAACCATAAGCATATCAATAGTTGCATCGTGATTAGCAGGACATGTAAATAAAACATTACCACTTGCACCACCTGACGTTGCAGCAACTGTAACTGATTCTGTAGTGGTGGTATATCTGAGGTCTGTTACCATTTACTTTTTCTTTTTACCTGTAAGCTTTTTAACTACTTTAGTTGTCCATGCTTCATTTTCTGGTGTCGTAGGATCGTCTTTTACATAGTGACCCTTATCATTACGAGCACGTACCTTAATTGTTTCTGTTGCTGTCAGTATTGTTTTTAGTTTGGCTACCTCAGTAACCCAGTTACCATCTGCATCTTTAGAGGCAACAACATTCTTGTTAATGTCCTCTACATGCTGACCCATGTTTACAACAATGTATCCTAAACTATTTACTTTTTCAATTTGTTCTGGTGTCATTTTTTCTTTGCTACTCCCCCACGTTTCATCTTTTTAACTGCACCACCACGTTTCATGTAGCCCATTTTATTACGGACTGCCTTTGGTAGTTTAGCTAAACCCTTATTTCCTTTTGGTACTGCTTTCACTGTTCCACCCTTTCTGTATTGATTGTAACCTGCAGCATGGGCGGCTTGTCCTTGTTTAACTGCGTCAATCCTACGTTTGTAGACTTTCCCAGTTTTACCCCAACGATAGCCGCCCTCTACTTTTTCTACTGGCATTTATTTGCACACACACTCTGGGCAACACCTCATATTAAATAAAGCTAATACCAATCGTTTAATGTATGTCCAAATACCTCTTACAATTTTCATGTTCCTACTCCCACTGTTACACATGTACCTTGTGCAAAGATACCTCTTGCAAATATAGTGTCTACCATATCACGCATTTCATTTCTACACTCTTGCTCTTGCATAAAAAGATTATCGTTGTGTACCATGAGTGTGCATGTTCTGGCATCCATTGGTGTCATGCAAAACATGACAATGGCTAACCACATCAGAACTTAACTTTAGCACCTACTGTAATGTC